TTGTGGTGCCCAATCACATCCAAATTTATTTTGATTTGTTTCTATTTTCTTTTGTTGTATATCGGGATGTTGACTTGGATTTTCTACCTTCCATTTATTTATAAAAGATTTTTTTCTTTTTTGTTTTGCTATTACCGAGCGTTCCTTCCATGAATCAGATTCTATAAAATTTGTATGACATGGACAAAACGTTTTTACATTGCATCTTTCTGAAAATCCACGTTGAATATTATAAAAATATTTTTGTCGTCCATTTGGACATAACGGAGATTTATATGGATTTAAAGCAATATATATTATTTCAGCCGTGTTTCTACATACTTCTAGTTTATCTGGTGGGACTTGTGCAACAACCCAATCCCAAAGATTAGCTTTTTTAAGTTTATCAGATATTCGTGTAACATTGTTATTAACTATTTCTAAAACTTGTTCTCTAATATCTTCCATTCATTTTCCTAGAAACTTACTTTAATACTATCAATTATCCCATTTGATATATTACTGATATTAACCCGAATCCAAGCATATTGACCCTGTGCTGTAAAAAACTCATTAAGTTCAATTGTTTTACCAGATGAAGGAATGTTTGGAACCGATGAATTATAAACATAATGTAGGACAGTGGAAATATTTCCAGTGGAAGTATTTGTAATAGAAATAGGAATCCATGCCGTAGAACATGGGTCACGATCAAGGGTGGCCTCAAACATAATATCGGCTGTTGTGTTAATCGTATGAATCTGTATGGTATGAAGACCAGAGGCACGATGAACTAAACCATCACCCTTCACCGGTTCACTTATATAACTAGTCTGTTTAGTTGGCTGGTCTTCCACACTTCCACCAAAACTTAACCCACTAACTAATACTTCCCCATAGTCTGTTTTATTTCGCATTATTACTCCATGTTCAAAATGTTCCCTTTCAGGGAACAACTTACTAATATATTACCTAGCTCTTTCAGCAAAAACTTCTACAATAACCGAATCATTATTAATTAATCCTTCAACTGCTTGTTGTAAAGTAATCAATTCATCACCAATTAATATAGATGGAAGTTCTTTTGTATCATTTGTTGTTATTCTACTCATTACAATCGTCACTTTTTCTTCAATAATTTTTGCCATAATTTTTCCTTATATTAAAATATGACTACGCTATAACTTCAACTACTACAGTTGGATCATCAACTAACCCTTCAACTGCTTGTGTTAATGTTTCGAGTTGATCTGAATTTAATACATTTGTCTCAGCACTCTGATCATCTGTTTTTACCAATCTACTAAGAACAACTACATACTTCTCTTCAATTACTTTTGCCATAATTCTCCTTTATATATTTTATTATTCAACATCTTCTTTTAATTCATCAATAGATTCTTGTAAACTTTCTGCCATAATATTATGTAAATCTCTAATATTACTACTGCTGTTTCCAACAAACCAAGCAGGAAAATTTTTTATTATTACAAATACTTGGCTTCTTACTGCTTCGTGAAGTTGTGCATGATTCATTTAATTTCCTTTTTTGTAATTACCCATTCACCTTCCCATTTTATATCAATAGTATCATCCCACATTGCTTCTCGTTGTTCACTCCAACTTGCACACCACTTATTTCCATCCTTGTCTATAGTTGCTGGTAAATCTTTAACTGGGTCTTTTGGATTTAAATGATTTGTGTAGAATCTATTGGCCTCATGAAGACAATCTGCGACACCATTACCGACATAAATATTCGACGTTTTCTTTTTAACCCACTTAAAAAAAGCATCCATATCGACTTTAATTTCTACATCCAAACTAGCTTGCCGAGTTTTTTCGTTAGTCTCAGTGCATTTTTCCAAAGACCAACCTGATAATTGAGAGTAATCTACTGATGCATCTGGATCATCCCACAACAAATCAGTAATGCTCATTGGATGAATGACTATTTTTCCTCCAGTCCTGACATATTTTGCTCCAACTATATCATAATAAGGTTTTTTGCTTTCATCTCTTATAAGAACTTGAAGAGAACCATCATAATAAGCGGGTAAAGATTCAACATATAAAATATCCGCATTATTCACAGATACTTCAACTTCACCTGTGGGGTCTAATGATTGCAATAATTCAATTAATTTTTTACTTTTCATAATTTACCTATTTAATGATTGGACTTGGTATAATAACTTTAACCATCTTTTGCTTAATGATTAGATTATCGTTTTGCCAATCTAGATTGATGACACTATTATTATCGATTTTTCCATTCAACAATTTTACACTCAATGGATAATTGATAATGTCTTCAATAATACCAGCTATCTTTCGAGCGCCATATTCACTGCCATTATTTAGTTTTAAAATATGCGAAATAAGTTCTTCACTTGGAACAATTCGAATATTTTTTGAAGAAATCATCTTACTAATATCATTGATTCTTTCAATTACAATGCGGCGATAGCTTAGATCATCCAAAGCAGAAAATTCAATAATACCGGTCATACGCCCACGCATTTCTGTAAGGAAAAACCCATCGACTGCTTTAGAAGAGGCTGACTTTCCGGTTTTTTCTGGTCCAAATCCAAGATTATTTTTTGCACCATCCTTGCTTCCAAGATTACTAGTCATAATGATAATGCAATTTTTTGCATTTGCTACTTTACCAGTGGTTCCGGTGATTTGACCGTCATCTAATAGTTGTAAAAATGTATTAAAAGTATCCGGGTGTGCCTTCTCAACTTCATCAAAAAGAACAACACTATTCGGATGCTTCAAAAGATCATTTACAAGTTGTCCTTCGCCTGTTCCACCGTCACCAAACCCAATATATCCGGGAGGAGCGCCAATCAAACGAGCAACCGCGTGTTTTTCTTGAAATTCACTCATATCATATTTGAAAAAATTCATATTCATATCTATTGCAAGTTGTTGCGCAAGCATTGTCTTACCAACACCGCTTGGTCCAGTAAACAAAAAACTACCAATTGGTTTTTTTGGATTTTTCAAACCAGCTTGACTAATAATCAGGCATTGTGAAACACGATCAATTGCCTTATCCTGATGAAATATAACATTCTTAATCCTATCTCCAATAGAGAGAATATTTTTTGATGCATCTGCATCATTGGTTTCATTCTTAACAGTAATTCCTGTCATTTCTGTAATTTCTTTAATAATACTGGCTCGATTAATGATCATTTCTTCATTATCAACCACTTTCTTACGCGCACAGGCGCTATCCAAAATATCAATTGCCTTATCTGGTAATCTCTTTTCTGGTTGATATTTAATTGTAAGTTCTACTGCTGCTTCAATTGCAGAATCTTCGATGCTTACGCTATGAAATTCTTCAACGGATGTTTTTGTTCCTTTGAGAATTGCAATAGCTTCTTTTGCAGTTGGTTCATCAACTTGAACAATACGGAAGCGACGTTCAAGTGCCTTATCCTTTGCAATGTTTTTGCGATATTCTTCCCATGTAATTGCAGCAATAACCTTTATTGCTCCACGGCTCAATACTGGTTTAAGCATAGAAGATAGACTCATTCCCATTTGTCCACTACCTTCACCAGATGTCATTTGATGTGCTTCATCAATAAACAAAATGGCATTTGGTTTTTCAACCAATTCAGCAAGAATATCGCGAATTTTTTCTTCAAAATCACCACGATATTTACATCCAGCCATCAAGGTGCCGACATCTAGACCAAAAATTTCTTTATTTAGTAAAGTCTTTGGAACCAAGCCATTATTGATACGTTGTGCAAGACCTTCAATAACAGCAGTCTTTCCAACACCGGGTTCACCAATCAGCAATACATTACACTTTTTACGCTTGTTCAATGTATGTGCAATTGTAAAAATTTCTTTATCCCTACCAATTAGGGGATCAGTTGTAGTTTTTGCTTTTTCAGTTAGATTAACGCAATATTGTGCCAAAGCATTTTCGTTTGTTTTTCCAAACGGGTTTCCTCCCATAGAAGTTGCATTACCCATTGCTATTCCTTTCTGTAATGTAAGAATATTTTCGCGAAGTTCCATCAACATATCTTGTGTAATTCCATATTTTTTCAAAAAATAACTGGCATAAGATTCATCAAGAAGCCACAATCCCATCAAAACATCAACTACATCCATATCTCTATTTTCTTTTTTTGTATAATTATTAATAGACTCAAACAAACCTGTTAATTCGGCTGTCAATTGACCTGTCATGATATTTTTATCGGCATTTGGAATCTGATTCTTTAAAAATTTTGATTTTCCTTTAATATTATCCAATATTTCCGTATTCATTTTGGTAGTTTCAATACCTTTAGATGTAAAATATCGCTGTATAGCGGAACTCTGTGCAATGACAAAAAGCACATGTTCAGTTGTAATAATTGTTTGTTCTAAACTAATTGCAACACTAAAGCTCATGTCAATAATGTTCTTAATAAGTAGCGAACTCGGATTAATTTGTTCCATTTTTGTCCTCAATTAAATTGTATCAGAGCGAACCATGGTTGTCAAATAATGGAACCAAAAAATTGAATATATAATGGATTCCTTTTCTTTTCAATACGATCCAGCGACCCTGCCCCCTGCACTTTGAACATTTTACCATTTTTTGTTTTCTTTGGAATTTTTACTAAAATTTTTTTTCTATCTGGTCCTGTGATTATATATTCTCCTCCAAAATACATTTTCCAAAATGGAACCCATTCTTTCAAAATAAGCTGATCACCAATAATTGAAAAATTATATGGTATATCAATATATATTTTTATATATACATTAACATTTTGAATAGTCTTAATTGTTAAATTGCGATATAAAAGAGTTTGTTTATTTTTTACACCGGGAGGAATAGTTAACATTATATAACATCCAGAATCATCTATTGTGAAATATCTTTCTGCTCCGTGTATTGCTTCTTTCAATGTAATAGAAATTGATGTGTGATATTGGTTTTTTGTATAAATAAATTTTTGTGCTATTTCATATTGTTTTTGTAATTCTTGAAATTTTTCAGTGGATTCTATATCTGTTGGATTATTATCAGGATGAATAATTTTTGCTAACCGAATGAAATTAATGTGTAGTTGTTCGGGTGTTATTTTTTCATTCATTATTTATAATCCTCCATTTCAAGTTTTAAATTGTTTTTCTAATTCTGATTCCTCTTTAACTATATATTTTATACCACACACAATACCATTATAATATTTTTTGGTTCCATCTAATAATTTAGCTCTTAATGCATCATTCATTACAAGTTGTTTTGTTTCTCCCCAAGCTAAGGTAGATTTACATTCATGCAAACTAATAATATCAAATTTAAAATTTTCTTTACCAAATTTGTCAATATCTTCATTAAGTGCTTTTGAACTACCAGTATATTTCTTCCAATCCGACTCTTTAATTATCTTTTTTCTATTCTTTTTATTTTTTACTATCTTACGAATAGAACTCCAGAAAAATTTTTTTCCGATATAAGATTTACCTGTAGGTATATATGTAATTTTGTATACAAAACCAACAAATTGTTTTGGATCAAATTCTTTAAAAAATTGCCAATGTCCAATGTCTTCCATGGAAGTATTTATCATTTTTATATAAACGGAATTTTCTTAAAAACAAATATTACAAAACCTCTGGTTTCTATCAATAAAAAGAAAAGCGAAGCGAAATGAGAATATAGTTGTCAAACGAGCAGCGAAGCAGCGCAGTGCAGACAACTATATAATCTCTTTACATAAAATACTTGCGAAGCAAGTATTGTGCGAAGCACAGGGCGAATGCCCGCCAAAAACAAAAATCGCTTGGTTCACACACCTCTATTCATCTTTTGTTTTTAATAAATTTAAATTTTTAAATTATTTTTATTTAAAATATAAGAGGACTTTTATTATATTTGATGGGTGTAATCGAATTGCTTCGCATTTCGCTTCCACCCCCGCCGCCTAAAGGCGTCGAACTTTTAGTTTTCTTAAAAGCGCGTTGGTTTTTATATTTAAAAAATAGTTTATTTTTAAAGACAGAAACGCCCCAAGGCGTCAATGTGTAAAATAAGATGATTAACGTTAATCATCTTCAAAGTTCCAAACCTATTATTCCCTCGTTATCCAAATCCTCTTTTTGGGCCTTTGGCGATTCAATAATGTTGTGGCGGTCGTGTTTTACCACAATATCTGAGTGCTCAGAATGTTTGACGTTTTTGTTTCCACAAACGCAACTATCAAAATAGACTTTGGATATAATGATAGTTATGTGGGGATTACATTGTTTTACCCCTCGTTTCTAGCCTTTAACTCAGCCCATGATAGGCAACTTTGTTAGGTTGGCTTTACCTAATTGTTCTCAATCAACGAGATTGTGCAAATTTGACGAAATTTGTAAATATACAATCATTATTGTGCTTTAAAACCAGATTGATGATATTTATCGATTAAATAATTACTCAAGCCGAAATCTTGATTATAACCATAATTTTTTAAAAATGTTTTGTTTGAAAATATAAGTTCGGTTTCTATTTTATTCAGTAAAAATTTAGATTTAACATTATCGTGAATTACTTCAAAAGAAAAATTATCTATACCCTCGCTTACCATTGATTTGTATAAAGGGTGTTTAGCATAGTAAAGATGTTGTTTCCATCTTGAATAATCTGTATATATCGTTTTTCCAATATATACTTTGTTATTTTTTAAATTTAAAATACAGTATATCATACCATTTATAGATTTATCATTTGAACAAGTTTGAACACCTTTTGATATATTATAACCAAAATTAGGATCAAAAGTTTTATTATTACAAATATAATTTTTTTCTGATTCGTTAAGAGCTAAAGAAGATTTAATATTATTTTCCATCATCTCAAAACGAAAATTATCTATACCTTCTAATATCATTGCTTTATATAAAGGATGATTAACTACAGAAAGATGTTGATTCCATCTATTAGTTGGATTTTTGCCGATTGTTTGTCCAAAATACTTTTTTCCATTAGTTTTATTTGAAATTTTATAAATCTTACCACAAAACATAATTATATACCTAATTGTTTTTAATTATTTGAATACAACCATTTATGTAGTTTTATTGTTACATAGAGTTAATAACATGTCAAGGAAAATAAAATAAAAAGATGGTTTATTAATAAACCATCTTTTTATAATATTAGAATCCAAATTGTTGCAGAGTTGTATTTTCAGGAATTAGATTTTGTGTTTTTGCTTTGTTTAATTCACCAATCAAAGTTACTTTATTTACGACTGGTTTCATCTGTTCAATGGATTGTGCGGCAGCGGGTGTGACAGCGACATTAATTGTTGTGAGATATGTGCTGAGAATAACGGTTGCTGTTGCAATTGTTGCTAAAACACCTTTTGCAATCATTAAACTATTTGCATTTTTAATTTGTAATGTTGCAAGAAGTGCCGAAGAATCTGTTGTTGCAAGATCGCTTACAAGACTTGAAATTTGTGCTAACAAAATAGGCGAAGGATTTGCCAAATATTGATTTGATACGGCAGTTAATAGTGTTCCATCTGTTTGAATAGTTGTGACATATTTTTGAATAATAACAGCATCATCAGGATCAAAAGATGCTACGTTTGCTGCTAAAGAAGTTGCATCATTAACAATAACCGGTGCCCATGTTGCAATATTTTGAACAACTGTATTGATTTTTGCTTGAGATACAGTGCAGCCAGTTGGTAAAGTCATTAATAGACCACTAAGAATAGCGACTATTGGTATTTGAAAAAATTTCATATATTTAACCTCGTTTTATTTATCTTTTAAAATCCCATTGTATTAAAATCCTATTGCATACCAATTAATATTAGTATGTGAACTTCCTGAACCACCGCCATTAAATCCCGTAGTAGTTATGGAGCCACTAGTGACATTTGGTATAATACTGGCACCACTAGTATATACTTCTGATACTTGAATATTTATACTGGCTGCATTTGTAAATGGAATTGGAAAAGTAAAATTAGTGCCACCTACTCCTCCACTTAAAACACTATTATTCCATTGCATAATTAAACCAAACGGTAACATTACCCAATGTCCATTCACGTTTGATCCAGATTCTTCAAATATACTAACATTAGACCATGTAGTAGTTCCATCACCATTTGATAAAATAACAGAATTTTCAATTCCATTTGTTGTTGGCATACTAAATTGACCAGCAGTTCCATAATTTAATGTGGTGCTACCTTTTATATTAGCTGTGTTTTCAACAACTAATAAGTTAACATCAGTTGCTCCAGAATTTAATACACCAAGAGTTGAAATTCCTGTTACTCTTAATGTGCTGGAAACATTTACGGTATTCAAAGTAGAATTACCGACAACATTTAATGTTGAAATGTTAATTGTTGTTCCGCTAAGTGTAATATATGATGCTGCTCCAACACCAGAGCCATCATTATATAAAAATTGACCAGATGATCCGGGAATACTAAATGGTGGAAGATTTTCATAATTTGCTGCATATATTGTTCCATTAATAAAAGTATTCGAACCATTTACAGTAAGATTGGCATTTATTACAGCTTCATCATTAACTAAAAGATGATCAACTGATGCTGTAATATTACCACCAAAAACAGTAATAGCATTTGAACCAGCAAGACTTGTTCCATTATTATAAATAATTTGTCCAGATATACCGGGAGAAGATGTGGCCGGAAGATTTCCATAACTATTAGCTATAATTCTATTAAAATAAACAGTTCCTTCTATATTACCATCTATCATTGAATTAAAGGCTTTAATATTTGCAAATGTTGTGCTATTAGTTGCAATCATAACATTTCCACCGGCAACTTCAACAATAGCATTATCAAAAGTATCAGGATACATAGTAATTTGGTCTGCATTTCCCAACGTTATTTCTGAAGCATTATATATTCCGCTTTCAATAATAGATGGAGCCGATTCTGGATTTGTAACAAAATTTAAACCCGGTCTAATATTTCCAAAACCAACAATATCTGGATTTGTTAGCGTAACGGAAGAAACAATACCAAGTAATTCATTATTAGCATATAAATCTAAATAATAAATATTTCCATTATTAGTCTGTAAACTTTGAACTATAAATCCTTCTTTTACACCACCTTGATTGATTGGACCAATAACAATCCATGCTGTTCCATTCCATAAATTTAATTGTTGATTAATATTATCATACCATTCATCACCTTCTTGTGGATTAAGTGGTGCAGTTGCACTATTAGTGATGACACTTATTGCTTTAAATTGGGTTCCACTCCAAAAATTAAGGACATTAGAAACAGTATCAAACCAAATTTGCCCTATTAATGGATTTGTTGGTGGGGTGCTATCGGCAAAATTTTCTGTCATATGAACAATATTATTATCGAGTATTGTTCCATATCCTACATAATTTTTGCCAGTTAAATTTAACCCACCATATGAAGAAACTAATTGGGTATCTGGAACTGCGGTTAAAATATTTCCATTGGATAAAGTTATGGTATACATTTTTTAATTTCCTTTAAATTGACAATGATGATAATGTGCTAATTCTTAAAGTATATCCAATATCTATAAGTCGATTAAGACTCTTAATAATAGGAGAATATATCACATGTGTAAGAAGTTGACCATTATAACTAAATAAACCGAGTTCATCAAAAGCATATTGGGTATTAATATCATTAGAGTTATCATAACTTAATTGATCAGCGGGTTCACCATAATCTAATCTACAAACAATAACAACATCTGTGTATGCTTTTCCGGGAGTATGACTATATGTAATTTTGTTATTAATAGGATCAATGTCTGCTGAAAATTGATTGTTAACTACTTTACTATATGTTTGATTATATAGTTGGGCAGTGGCACCAACTGTGTTTGGGGGATTGTATGTTACAATTCCACTAGCATTAACCGTAGTTCCTCCATTACCAAAATTCATAGTATAGATGAAACCGGGATTTGATGGATCAAGAGGTCCACCTCCTAAACTTTGTGCTAAGGCTACAGAAAAATTTTCAAAATGGATTCCATTTTCGCCATCAAACAAAACTTCTTTTGTTATAGCATCGGTTATTTTTACGTATCCTTTAATATCAAATCTAACATTTGAGTCTTGTTGATTCATTATTTCATCCTCTGACAAACAACTGTTTTTATATTCGTTATTGCAATATTATTAACCGATGTTTTTTCACTAACTACTATTTTTAGATGTTCATTTATTTTAACACTTGTTAAGTCTTTCATAATATTATTTATCTTCTAAAATGGTGTTACTGGTGGTAAACCACCTAAGTTTACTAACACTGATGAAATTGTTGAATTGGTGTTTTGTAAACTAGTATTAGCTAATGGATATGTATACCAACTAGCAGTTCGTGGATCAACAAATGCTAAATTTTGAATATCATTTGTATATGAAGAACTTATTATTCTTGAACCAATATTATGAATTTCTGGGACACCTGTTCCAGATGTTCCTCTAGTTAATCCAGATAAAGTATTTCCAATTCTATCAATATATAGATATGTAATACATTCTTGGTTTATAAAAATTTGTCCACGAACATTTAATAATGCATTATTTGATATGTTAGCGGTGCTACCAATAATTGGAGTAATAAAAGGTGTGGTGTTGGCAACATTAATTGTTGAACTATTGGCATATAGATTACTAGTAATAATAGAAACCGAATTTGAATTAACATCATAATATGTAGTTGGTCCAGTAGCAAATATTTGAACATTGCTTCCCGGAGCAGCAACAATACTTAAAACACCAGTATCAATTGCCCATGATGTCGAAGGGATTGCAACACCATTCACTAATATGCTTGCAGCAGCGGCGTCTAAAAAAGACCATGGTAAATTAATTTTTGAGTTACTCGTTGACATAGTAAATGTATAATATCCAGTTGGACCAACCATAATAGTTGGTTTAAATAAAGAAAAACTAAGAATATTTGCATTGGCATTAGATGTATTACTTTGATATACTTGAATGTATAAAGTATCAAATATTTGTCCGGGTATATATTCTTCTGGAAAATTATTAGTAATACTATCAACAAAATTATCATCTTCAACAATGATATCGGCTATGCCACAACCTAAATTTGCGTCATTGAAAGAACTATATATGGTATTGGTAATTTCTGTTTCTGGAATATGTATCGCTGTCCCATTGATAATTTTAAAATCACCAAACTGACCATAAAATGGGTCTTTTCCATCTTTATTGGCCCCAATAGTAAGTAATGCAGGACTGTCATAGCGTTGTATATTTGAATTGCTTATTGTATTAGTAAGAACTTGTGATGGAATTGCGTTGAATGCTGGAACTGGAGCACTTTGTAATTGTCCATCTAAGAACAAATAAAATTGATTTTGGCTTCTTTCCGCACTAATAAAATGTTGAGTGTTTTCAGTTATAGCTTCACCCAAAACTTGAAATAATACTTGTCCTATTTCAACTATTGTGTTAGATGTGTTTATATTTACATTGGATAATGAAATAGAACTACCAGATATAGATAATTGTAAATCATTTAATAATTCGCCATTATAAAATATTTTATCATTATTTGAAATTGGAATTGGACTAGTAAATACATTGCTATTACCACCAACAACAAATGGGGATATTATTTGAATTGCATATGAATTTAAATTTCCATTTTCTATAACCGTTAAAAATCTGGTGCTAGTATATAAGTTTGCAGCAGGAGATTCATTGTTTGAAATTTCAAACAATGTTTGTGTTGGTTGTATTATTGGAATAATATTTCCAGTAGAAATAAAATCAACACGACATGAGCCATTTCCAAAAATAACTGGACCACCAGTTCCAGAAAATACAATTTGAACAACCCCTTCATTAAATAATCCGCCGCCATATGTTAAGTTAAAAGCAATAGTGACTGTTGCAGGAATATTTGGAACAATGATAGGAACACCTAAGCCATTGGAATTTCCGGCTGGAGGAATACCATCCCAAGTTACATTTGTATGAACTACATTATCTGGATTTAATGAAGCATCGCCTGTGGAATATATGTCATAGTCTGTTGTGTTATATCCGTTAACAACTAATAATGTTCCGGGAATATTCGTTAATAATATTGAAGTTACTTCTCCAACACCAGAATCAGGTCCACCAACAGATGCTTCGTTGCATGTAATAGTTGCGGTTAAATTAGTTCCAGCTATATAATTTAAAATTGAATTTGAACCACCTCCATTGCCATACGGATTAGCGGTAAAATCAATATTGACAGATGAACTAACGGATGGCACAATAATTGGAATTCCAATTCCATTGGCATTTCCAGCAGGAGGGGTTCCTTCCCAAGATACATTTGCATAAGCCCAACCAAAATTATTACTAATTAATCCAGTATAAACATAACTTTCCTCTGGACTAGGAAATGCACTAACAACCAACTCATCTCCAATAATTGGAAGACTAATAATAGGTAGTGGTCCATATCCATCAATACTACCAACAGTTGTATCTCCTGCTGTCATTGGACATATATTATCAATAGCTGTAATATTTGCAGTGGTTGTTATATTTGAAAATGATGTTAGAGGGCTAACTGGAACTGGTTTAACAAAAAATTCCACAGTGAAATCATTATAATTAAAATTATAATCAATATCTCCAGTCGCTCTGATATAACTATTTGTGCTCATATTATCCTTGATTTAAAGTAGCTGCTAAAATTTCACTATCTTGTGGATCATTTAATGAATTTAAAGTGGAACTGTCGATTACAAGATTAGCACCATAATTTACTAATTGTAATTTTTTCTGATTCCATGATAAATCACTTATTAGTGTTTGTGCATTTATAGATTCAAAAGTAATATTAGTTTTACTTTCATTTATAAAACTTTCAAAACCCCATAACAAAGGAGTATATGCAGGTAATAAATATGGATCAACACTAATTGATCTTGGAAACGCTTGTGTTGGAACAGTAATATTTATGATGCCGGGAATATATCGATTGTAAGATTTAGTAAGCCGAATTTCATCCATATATCCGGAACTTATATTTCCACCGGAAACATCTGCACCAAATGTTAAATTTGTATCGGAAAAATTATATGTAATATTTGCAGTTCCAATTAATTGTCCATTCATATAAGCATATAGATTTCCATTATTACCTTGAATTGTGATATATTCCCAATCATTGATAGTAAATGGCAAAGATGTTGTTGATATAATAGCAGTATCAGTATTTGAACCAATACATAGATTTCCATAATTACTAAAAACAACAAGTCCACTATCGCTGAAAATATTGTTTCTGGTATCTAACATAACCGCAACATTGTTGGTTAAATTACTAAAATTCATAAAGAATTCCAGAGTAAAATTATTTGCGTTTATACTTAACGAATCTATGTCTGGACTATTTATATTTGCAATAATATATTGATCTATTGTTGCATTAAACACACCAGCGGTATTTCCAAAACGAGAATATTCTGAACTTAAAGAAGTGTCACTTATTAATTCAGGTCGCCATGATATGTTTAAAGATGTCTGACCAGCAGTAGAATCATTGGAATCAAAAATAGTTCCAGTTGGAACACTATATGAACCAACAAAAGGACCATTTTTCAAAAATACTTCTGGATATACTGATGAAGAACCAACTCTATTAAAATTAATAGTAGTTTCAATTTTACGAACTAAATTATTTTCAAGTTCTGGATAAATTGTTGCTGGAATTATAGCATTTGAATCAATAACAGTTATTGTTGGAGTATATATAAAATTATTTCCATTATCTATAACAGAAATAGATTCTATTCCAAAAGAGATACTAAAAATAGCTCCTGCTCCATTGCTATTGGCAGATGAAATAGAAACGTTTGATATATTAGAAGGAACTGCTGTATATTCTTGATTTTGTATTGGTAGCAAAGTAAAGTTACTAATTGAATTTCCATTAGCAATATTTACATTGGTAATTTGTATAGCCGCAGCATTGTTATATAATCCACCAACAAAATTTAAAATGTCACCATTTGAATAGTTGTTTCCAGTTGATACTATGTTTGCAGAAACAACTTGTAAACCAGTAACCTGTGCGACAACATTATTTGTTGGAATAACAATAATATTAGCCGACAAATCTAAATATCCGCTTCCCGGTCTTTCAACAAGTAAACTTCCAATTGAATAAGTATGATTATTATTCCAAAAAGAATAAATTGGTTCCTGTAGTGTAATATCATCGGATGCTATAGAACCATCAGGAGAACGAACCAAATCAACCGTATTAATAAATGGAACTTCTGGTATAGTAATATTACCATTTATATAAATCGGGGTGTTTACTCCATTTACATACAAATATTTAAGGCCAAATGGTTTAGAATTATAACATTGTCCAATAACATATGGATATGTAGGAATAGAAACATTTGAAGGAGAAACAGTTGAAAAATAAGCATATATACCCGATGGATATTCTGGAGTAACAACAAATCGTCCATTACAATCGTCCAATGTTCCAGAGTTTGGAACATAAACAAAATCTTCAATATATTCTCCGGTTGGAGAAGCATAAACAGCCATCTGTAGACCATTAATAATTGGTTGACCAGTTTTATCTAATCTTGGATTAGTAGATAATTGATAACTTGAAGTATTTACAATAATACCACCCGTTCCATTTGCATATGCATAACCATATGGGCCATATATAGGGTTTCCATCCCAAGCATATCCAATTAGTGGACTATGTGTTCCGATAGAAACATTTGCCATGACATATGGATTTGTAAGATATTGATATGCACCTTTTTCGTTTGTAAAACCTGCTCCCGGATCAAGTGATTCTTGTTGAGCTAACCAAACGCTATTTATAGTATATGAATTTTGAATATTTACATTGGCAAGTGGATTATTAATATTTCCATATAAGTATAGTGTTTCGGTTGTTCCACTGTTTGGACTGAAAAATGGAACACCATCAATGGCAACAGCGATTGGACCACCATTATCTGATACAGTATCATATTTAATATTTGTGGTTATTGGACATTTAACTAAACCAAAAGACCAATTTTGAATGTTAGATGTCATTGTTGGGTTAGCTGGAATTCCATTACTATTAATATAGTAACCACGAGAATCCAACGAAACGCCGGTGTTTCCTCTAAAAGCACTTAATGGAAGCTGAGTATTGAATTTTGGATTTGAAGTAAAATCATAAATAATGTTTGCATAATTAAAATCATATTGTGCTGGTAAATCAAAATCTACAGCGCCAACATTAGCATAATCATTTTCAGTATATGTATCACGGAATTCTCTAACTCTTGTGTGATATGGAAGAGTTTCACTAATAAAATCTTCTATAGAAGATTGATTATCAGGTTCAAATGATCCTTGAATAGAAAGATTTCTATTATTATAATCGGCAGTTACAAAACTAGTTTTAAATAACCAATCCAAATTTTGATTTTCAAATAATATATATTGTAAAATAGCATAAAAACCACCATCAGCCGCAGCAGTTAAACTATTACTTCCGATAAAAACAGTATCGTTAAGAATCTGAGTGATAAGTCTAATTTCAATATATGGATCATTATCAAATGGCTGACTATCAAACGGTTGATTATCAAAACCAATACCACTATTAGAAAAATCATATAGATTTGGTAAAAATTGAATGGTTCCGTTTTGAATATATATAGAATCAAGTTCTATAACATTGGAATCAATATCATTTGTAGCTGCTATAAAAATAATTTTATTACCATTGCCGTCATTGTTAATCTGAATAATATCCCCAACACCATAAGTGATTTGAGATAGTTCTCCTATATTATTCAAAATATATGTTGGAGTATTATTGTTATAACTAGTAGAAAACCAATCTGTATATTTCCAATTATTTGCTAAATTATAAAGTTGATATTGTGCAATTTGCCATTCTCCATTAATAATTGCAACAATGCTCCATGCTGTTGGAGTTAATGTGTCATCTTCTGTAAGTAGAATACGATAATTTTCTGGATATAAAGATGGATCAAGTTCATTTAAAACTTCTCTATTAGATATTTGCTCATTAAATCCCAAGGTTGGCAAAGGATCAAAAATACTCAATGATGAAATAATAGCACTTGTTGCAATGGCCAAATTAGCTAATTGATTGTTAATAGTTGTAAAATATATATCTATGGCAGTAATGCGGTCAACAAACAATGATTGAACTGGGTTATTTAATATCCCAGTTTGTTGGTTTATTGGAAGAGTATAATCTGGAACTAATTGATTATTTATTGAAACACCGCACAAACTATCAACAAATTTGGGATATATAGAAGTGTTATACCATGCTTTTGATCCATCATTACTAATAAGGGCAAATTCATTATGTAATTGATTGTTTGCAGATTCTTTGATATAATCAATATGGAGGATAACTGTATTATTAGTAACAAATTGATTAATGTTCCAAACTGCTACGGCATTTGTATCAATAGCAGTAATCATTGGAATTCCAGAATTTGGAATATTATTTACATCTTCTATTAATTGTGCGGTTGTTTGATTATGCAATGGACCAATTGAGTTTTTTCCATATACCCAAAAACCATATTGAGAAGATGCAGTATCATAAGTATATGAAGAATTTAAATCAATAACATAACCATTATCATCATTGTTTATATATTGGGCTGGAGGAACAGAACTATTAACCCATTCAAATATTTGAATATTTGAATTTGGAAACCATTGATTCCAATTTTGTGCTCTTTCAGTTAAATCTCCTAACTGAGCATTGATTACTTTTATATTTGATGTATTAAACCATGTTTTTCCAACTTGTGATGATCCCCATTTAATAAAACTTTCGGTATTAACTATTGGTTGAGAAGTAATAATAGACCATAATGCAGCATTGAACATACTTCCGCTTTTACCTGCATATAATGCTTGATATATCTGACCGCCATATAAAACTCTATCACCAATTGAATATATAGTTCCGGCGACCCATGGAGAAATATTATAACATGCGGGATCAATATCACAAACAAAATCTAAATTACTAGCAATTGATCCCGGAAGAATTCCTGCATATAAATCTACAACTTCTAAATCAGCGAGTTTTATTTTGGTTATGGAATCATATATCCATGCTTGACCAATACTACCAGAATCTAATTGATGTTCTTGTGCGGTAAATACCGCCCAACCATGTGCCATAGAGGGGTTGTTAAAAATTTTTATTGCTTCATTTGGATTTCCACTATCAGCTAAAAATATATTGTCAATAGCTCCAGAATATATAGCATCACTATTATTATTACCATATACAGAAATAGTATTAACTGGGACTGAATTTAAAATATCATCATTGGTATTAATCCAATTTTTATCAGTTTTTAAAATTTGAAAAATATCTATTTTTTGACTATATGTTGTAAATTGCTGTCCAAAATTCGTGTCACCACCGTCAAAATAAGA